GGCATTAAGTAACCTTCATAAGCTTCTTCAAATTGCTGCCTAGTTCTTTGTTTAAAACCAACAGCACCTTGTGCCCTCATCTCTTCCTCTGCTTGAAACTGTTCTTGTTGGGCTTGTTGTACTTCTGGGGTTGTGCCTTGCCTCCCTTGTTCAGTTAGTATTCTCTGACCTTGGCTTACATCTTGTGGATTAAAGATCCCGGGTTGAGGGGCATCTGAAGGTTGGTCAAGGCCCGCTTCATCCATAAATGGGCTTATAGGCACCACATTACTTCCTTGTGGTGCTGCATCAGCTTGGGGTAAGTTATCAAAGGGCTGTAAGGGGTCCACAACAGGGGCAACATCTTGTGTTGCTCCCTGCTGCATAGCTTGTAATTGAGACATAAGCATTTCAGGTGAGATACCTTGTGCTGCTATCTGTTGTAGTAATTCAGGAGATAACCCCGCTACCTCAGAGGGGCCTGGTTGAGGTGCCTCTACGTTTGGTGCGAAAGCGCCTGTGTTTATCGTTTTAGCCATTTTTACTCCTTGTCTATTGGTGCAAACCAATTCTTAAATACATTTGCGGGGGTAGCCTTCAGTATATTCCGACTTAGGCGAGAGTTATCATCTGCTAAAGCATCTGAAAACATACCTACTCCGTTATCTAGATAGGCTAGCTGAGGGGACTCCCCGATTATTGAATCGGTTATAGCACCTGCGGTAGTACCTAACAACTTATCTACTGAGTTACCTAGTGCTGAACTACTTCCATACAAAGGCATGAGTGCAGTAAGAGGTCTTTCTGCTGTACCTACAAGACCTGAACCGTACATAGTTCTTAAAAACTCCTTGAACGGAGGCAGATCATCATCCTCGTCTTTGCCCTTTAAAAGATCTTTAAGGTTTTGAGCAAAGTAAGTAAAGGCTATCATAGATGCCATAGTAGTTATGGCCTGTATTCTAGCTTTCGGTAAGCTGTTGGTAGAAAAAGCTTGTCCGTAAAGTATAGGTAGGATATTGGCAGTAAAAGTACTGATAAACCCTTGAAACATAGTAAACAAGCGTAGCCGTGGGTCTGAATAAAACTCAGGTCTATTGCCTTTAAATGGCTGTGCCACTCTTTGGTCTACAAATCTGTTTTTAGCTACTTCCAGCTGCTCAAGGTACTGTTCTGCTGTAATCGCGCGAGTTACTAGTTGTAACGGGCTGGGAACATTCATGTTATGATAATTCTCTTTGTAGTTTATCATAACATCAGGGTTAACCCCTAGATAGCTCAGGTTATTATGTGCCTCAGTATACAAGCGATTGTTGATACCTTTTTGTAACAATGCTTGGTCTACCCAGTGTTCAATCGCATCTTCTGCTAGCTGCAAACTAGTTGCACGCTGTATATTAGTTAAAGATGTAAGTCCATTAATTTTGAAAAACTTTTGAACAAACCTAGCCTGTGAAGGACTAGAGTCTACACCTTGTCTGGCAGCAGCACCTTGAGTCTCAAGCAAGTAGCCCGCCTTTCTTAACTGTTCCCTATGCAAGTAAGATTGCATTGGTATTCTCCCGTTTGAAAGAGAGTTCAGTGCTTCATTAGATATGGCTACAAACTCCTTGGCTGCAGTTTGAGACATAACCCAAGCAGCCTCCAGTGGCTTAGGGCTACTGAATATTACTAAGGCCGATTCGGTAAGAGAAGATACTGCAGCAAGGGGTAGTGCAGCAACCATAGTCATAAATGATACATTGTTTAAGGCAGCATTGTAAGACGGATTATCTACACGGTTATACTCCCCTGCTATCTGGTCTAAAAAGTTAGAGAGGCCTTCAGCAAGTTCTGCCTTCTCAACATCATCAATTTCACCATTAGCTCGCATGAGGTCTAACGCCTTTGACAACTTGGATCCTCCAGCGCCAATATATTCCATGTTAGCTCTAGTATTGCCGAACTTAACTGCATTAGCCTGTATATTATCTGTGATGTCCGCATGTAAAAACTCATTAAAAGCTTTATTGTACTGCGCATAGCCCTTAGTATTACTCTTAGCTGACGCAGTGCTAGGCTTAGAAAGGTTTAGTAGCGAGTTTAGCGCGTCGTCGGGGTTAGTGTAATCTTCATTCTTAATTATTGATTGAGTGATATCAGCAGCAACCTCTGCAGTAACGCCCAGTTCTGCTTGTAGTATAGACATAAATTTTTTTTGATTACGATAGATATAATTCTTGTTAAAGGTTTTCTCTAAAAGGTTTACCTCTTTAATGCCTGTTTGTTGTCTTATGGCCAAGTTCTTCTCAAATATTGCACCAACCAAAGGCAGGAGCCTCGCATCTATCTTATTTTTATCCGCACTCTTGGCATTCATTTCATTTATGTCTGCTAACTTAGTCGCCCGTCTTAGTAGGTTATTAATCTGTTTTTGATAGGTACTAAAAGCCAAAGATAAGTCTTGGGAGTTTTTAAAGCCTAGACGACTTGGGCCTTCAATTGCATCAAGGTAGGGACTATCTAGATTATCTGCGGCGTACTGCCTCCGTGACTCCTCGTAATTCCTACCAGCACGGCCATTCTTACCTACCAAGGAGCTATATAACATAGACCCATACTTTCCAGACTTAAACCTCCCTAACTTATTTTCTAGTTGGCCTTTCCATAGAAAAGGAATAGCATCTGAAACATTGTCTACAAAAGACTTCTTGGTTTTTACCTTAGCCTTAGCTTGTAACTTCAAGTTAACACCAGTAGTGGGGTCTATTTCTCCGTTAACTGGAGGTGCTACTGGGGTAGTATCCATCTTTTCGATGGCTTGTTTCACATCCAGGGTATGTCCATAATCCTTTTTATCCTGATCGTTGGTTAACTGAATTGCTGTTTTTTCAGCTACTTCGTTGCCTTTTGTGATCTGTGATGACTTTATTCCTGCGGCAATCTCGGAGACACCAGTAAAGCCAGAACCTAGTACACCACCAGCTACCATAGCATTGAGTAATCTATTCTTAACTTGCTGTGGAGTTACCTCATTTCCTTCACCCCAAATAGCAAGAGCTTCTTGGGTGGCCTCAGTAATAGCTTCACCTGCCCCGCCCTTTGCTAAGTTGCCACTTATTTTCATGGACTTAGATAAGGCTCTACCTTGTGCAGAGAGGACGGTGGTAGTCTGATCCTTAATAGTTGAAGCAAGAAGAGACTCTGCTGCTTCTTCGGATATATTCTTTTGTGCAGCAATAGTAGTAACTGCATTCTTTCTACCGGAGGCGGTAAATAACTTTACTGGGTTTAGTCCCTTCACACCAATAATATCTAGTGCTCCTTGGAATACGCCTGAAGTTAAGGCTTTAGCTAAATCCTTTTCATCCTGTGCATCGTAGGTCATACCTGAGTACATAGCTGCGGGGATTGCAAGAGACGTGCCGTAGGTAAAGGGAGCGGCTGCTGTTGAAGCAATAGTCACTGCCATAAGAGGGGCGCTTGCTGCAGCGTTGCTAAACACATAGTTAGTAAATTCACCAATACCATCTAAGGTCCACTCACCGTTTTCGTCAAAAGCTGACATGTCCCTTAGTTGGGGTAGGTCTTCCATTTGTCTTTTTAGCCTAGCAGCGTGGTCCTCTCCCCACTGAGATAGTCCCTCAAGTCCAACTAAATCGCCCATCAATTGAGTAAAAGCATAGGCACCCACTTTGCCGTTACTCAGACCCATGCTTGCAGCATCATCAATCTGCCACCCAGTAGTTTCATTGATTATAGTGCGGTCAGATCTTTCCATTGCCACACCACGGAACATTCCGGGGGCCGCAGCATAGTGGGCTTCTGATGCAGCAGTATCTTTTAGTTGAAAAGGATCTCCACCTAAAGTAGCCATAGATGCTTCTATGAGGGAAGCCCTGCGTTTGTCGGCATCATTCTCTTGACCCTCAAACTTTCTTTGTGCTCTATCTAGTCCACCAATGTTAGTTACATCTAGCTCCTCTTGTGTGGCGTAACGAGAAGGATCAACTAGGCCTTGAGAAAGTAGTGTCTTGGTTGCGCTAGTACCTTCTTCGTTTAACAAGTCACCCAGGTCTCTACCAAAGGAGCCCTGCTCCCCTGACCGATAAGGTTGATTAAAACCTTGATCAATCAGGTTAGCAGTTTCACCTGTTTGAAGTATGCCTTTGATTTCACCCCCGGGAGCATAGTCTAGAGTATAAGGATCTATGTGGGGAGTCTCAGCAGCATCAATTCCTGAAAGCCTAATAACTCCCTGATCATCTTCAACAGTATCTGCATCGATTACTTGGATCCCACTCTTATTTATGCCTTCTTTTCCGAATCCACCAGCGGCTTCTAATCCCGCAACAGTAGATTTGAGTGTATCAATATATGACATCTTTATTCTCCTAGAATGGTTTTTCTATATTCTTTGTTAGCTAGAGTAGTATGTAAGAATACGTAAAACTCATTTTCATTTTTGTCAATTGACGCAGAAGGAAGGTTACCTTCTTTCTTGAGCGAGGCATAAGTCTGATAAAGCTTCCTAAAGTTAGTCTTAATAACACCTGGATCAGAATTAATATTACTAAGACTTTGCCAAATACCATTTGTTTTAGTTGCATCAATTTGACCTTTACCATCTGAAGTAAGCCAGGTTTGACCTGCACCCAGACTCGCAGAAGACATTATGGCTCTCTTAATATAGGGTGCTGCATTGTTTACATCCTTAACTCTACCACTTTTCATGTCGTCCCGCATATCTTCCATTGCAGTCATTAACACTACAGTGGCGTCTGATTGAACTCCTGGATCATTGAAGGTGTAGCCCATTTTGTCTTGCATAAAGTTTGCTGCAGCGGCGAAAGCAAGAGGTGCCTCTGTCCTGATATTATCATAATCCTTTCCTGAAAACATTTCATTTATACGAGGCTGTAGTGAGTTAGTAAAGGCTATAGCAGCAGCTTGTTCTCCTGCTGATGTGTTTACTGCTTTATCAAAGGGTTGTGTATTACCTCCCTTAGTGTTTACCCAACTAGCCAACTGGTCTTCAGTCATTTCTATAAATTCACCAGGTTTTCCCGTGGGTACTCGATAGACGTTATACTTGCCGATATTGTCTGGTCCAGAATCTACTTCAAAACCCTGTACAAATCTTAGACCCGGTATCCCTGTGATACCTAGTGTAGCACTCTGTCCTGTCCTAGGATATTTACCTTGTGTTCCGCTACCTGATTTCTTAAGAACATCCTCCAGTTTAGTTTGAACATAAGATCTGGCAGAAGCTTCAGTATACCCTGCGTCAACCAAGGCCTTGATGGTCTTGTTGTCTTTAGCCAGGGCTTCCTTTGTCTTAAGGTTTTTGGCATCACGTACTTCCGCTTGCTTAAGAACAGTAACACCTGCCCAGCGCATAGAGCCTTCATGTGAGGCTCCAGATAAACGAGACATAAGATAAAAACCAAGAGCACGAGTTAAGTCCTGTGTTTCTAAACCAAACAAAGCCTTAAATGTAGGTCCTAGCGTATTTGACAAAGTACCAGTATCAGACCCAGCATTATCTGCTAACAACTTTAGCTGCTCATCGGTAGGTTCTGGAACAGGTTTACCATCAGCAGTTGTTACTGCACCATTATTATTAGTAGTAAGTCCTGTTCCATTAGACACAGAGTCCATATCGTTAAGAACTTTTTCTCTGTTATCCATAGCAGGGTCTGCAGGGATTTGTGTTATAACAGGAGGAGGGACATCATTATTATTATTAGGTAATGTAGCGGCTACTTCTCCTGCTTTAGCTTCTTCAAGGGCTATTTGATCTGCAACTAACTTATTCTTAAGGCTGTTAATTTCTTCTTCAACAAAGTTACTATTACCAAGAGTAGTTGAAATACTTTCTAACCTTTTTATTTCTTGATTAGTATTATCAACAGCTTCTTGAGCAGAATATACCTTCAATTCTGCTGCATCCAAAGGTGCAAGTATAGGAGTTTGAAGATCAATAGGATCCATTACCGGAGAAGACATTTGGTCTTGCTCTTGACTCCTTTTAATTTCATTTAATTTTTGTTGTTCAATAGCGGCATCATCTCCTCTTGAAGCAAGAAAAGCTAAATCTGATTCACTTAACAAGTCATAGTCAGTAGTATCTACAGGAGCGAACCCAAGAGAACCATAACCTTCACTTCCTCCAATATTACGGGGATTAGGTACTTGTTGTATTGCAGGAACTATAGGATCATATCTTACTTGGTTTCCATCAACATTATATGCCATATTAGGTTGCAAATAAGGTTTCACTCTAGGATCTTCAATATAACTAAGTGGAACACGAGCACGACCATCATCACCCATAGCTACATCCATATTACGACCTGCAGTGTTTGTATTCCTGCGGGTAATTTCTTGACGAATAAGAGGAACCATAGATGGATTACGTTTGCTAAGAACTTGAAGGTCATTCATAGATAATTGAGTTAAGTCTAAACCGTTACCTAAAGGTGCCTGATCACCTGCAAAGCTAGCAGGAATTACTGGTAAGGCAGGGGCAGGAGCTATTGGGGGTACAACAGGATTAAAGGCAGACATATCTGCTCTGTTTTCTTGTGCAGCTTGAACCATTTGACCAAAACTGTTTTTAAATTGACCTTTAGGATAACCTAACATATCTCCGGGTTGAGGCACGTAAGCAGGAACAACGGGATTAAAAGCAGATCTATCAGCATTCATCTCATTAAATGCCTGAGATATTTGTTGGTCAGATAAACCTGAAAATCCCTGAGGCGAACCTCTCATGTCGTCCGGTACTGGCTCCATAACTTCGGGGTTAATTATAGGATAAAAATTAGAATCTATTTCCCTTTGTTCTGCTACTGCTATGTTTTTGTCTCTTTCCCCTATAGTATTTTCTCTAAGAAGATAAGCGTTTTGAGTTTCTTTACTATAAGATTTAAGCCATTCTGGTATAACTCCTGTAGTTCCATCTGCATACTGTTGAGGCATTACCTTCTGAGTACCTTGATTAAGCTTATCAAGGCGAAGAGGAATAACACCACCAGCAGGATTAAGAGGCACCTGTTGAATTGGAGGTTGGGGAGGAGGAACAGGCATAGCGCTTGCTTCCATTACTGCCTGTTCTATTGCAAGAGGTTGGGGTACTTGCTGAGAAATGGTGGATACTGCAGGAACCTCTTGTTGTTGAGGTCGCATTTGAGGACGAGGACTACTCATTACTTGAATAGGCTGAGAGCTAGCAGGCATATCAACACCATACATTGCAGTGTGTTGGGCTTTTGCATCTTCCCATCTTAATTCTGCCGGAGTTTTAGTTTGTCCGGAAGCAACGCCATTATGATGCCCTATTATTTTTTGAAGCCTATCACTAGTTAAATCAGGAGTATCAAGGTTACCTGTAAAATTTTTGTCGTCTAAATAAAGACTGGTAGCTTTCAACATTAAGTTTTTATCAGTGTCTAACAAATCAGGATTAGCAACTAAATCAACACCCAGCCTGTCACCTAGTTTTTTATACTTATCTTTACCTGTTATTTGAATAAGCCCTCTTCCTCGGTACTTATAACCATCTCCCGCCTCAGTATTTCCTAATTTATACTTGTTCGTGCGGGTAGCATCATCATAAACTATATTAAATATATCTTCTCCTGAAGCGTTTGCAGGTAAGGCATTTAGCCTTGTTAATCGGTTGGCCATTTTTGTATTTATTGGGATAGGCTTTTCGTTGGCATCTAAAATAATTTTGCCATCTTTGTCTTTTTTATAAGTAATAAAAGATTTAAGTGCTCCTTCTTTAGTATAGCCTTTTTCCACTGTGCCTGATTCTGCCTCTGCTTTTACTGTGGCCACAAAGGCAGCTGCCGTTGTAGGATCTCCATATGTAGCTTTAGCATACTTTCTAAGTTCACTCATTACAAGCTTACCTTTGCTATCAAATATCCTGTCTGCCCAATTTTCAGAAACATTTGGTTGTAATTGGCTAGCCATTATATCTACTCCTGTGACTGACGCATAGCTAACATAGCTTTCATTTCACTTTGCGACATCTTTTGTTCAAAAGCTTGTTGCTTTCTTTTTTCTTCTGCTTCAAAAGCTTTCTTCTTAAAAGACATATCTTGTAGCAACTTCATCTGTTCTCGTTTAGCTTTACCAGACAAAGGCCCTGCCATAGCAGTCATATCTACCTCAGCAGGCATACCTTCAGACATATCATTAGCAGCTCTACCTTCATTAACCATAGAGTTAATCATAGGTTTATTAGCAGGATTTTGAGCAGCGGCAGCAGGAATTACTGCTTCTCCGGGGGTAAGCATAGCGGGTACACTATCAGTACCTCCAGCGTAGGCCATGTTTGTAGTAGGTTTTACACCTGCTGTACCGTAGTTATACCTTTGTGCCAAAGGATCAGGCCCATAATCTATTTCAGGTACTTTGTTTGTACCGTTGTTAAAAAGAAAAGGTAAAGCCATAAGGGCAAAGGGTCCTGCAGCTGCCAACATAGGGGCCATTGCTGCCATACCTCCAGTAGTAGCCGCAGTGGTAGCAAGAGGAGCGGCAAGACTTGCGCCAGTACTTGCACTTAAAGCAGCAGCTTTTGCCGCCTCTGCAGCAGCAATCTGTGCAGCGGTTTGTCCACCAAGATTGGCCCCCAACTTAGCTATAGTAGGGCTTGCAGCGTTAGCCATAGCATTTGTACCTGAAGTCCAAGCTGCTTCTGCTACTTTAGGCGCAGCTTGACTCGCTATTGTAGATAAAGGACCAGGTCCATTATTTACTGTGGGCCCACCCTGTATTTGGCCTGCTCTGGGTACTCTGTTTTCTTCATCTAAAGGATTTCTTGCTAGAATGGGCATATCATTTACCCCCCTGTACTGCTTGTTGACCTGGCTGCGGTGTACCTGACAACAAAGAAGCAAGCCTACTTAGACCTTGATAGCTTGCATCCCCCTCTCTTTGTGCCTGTTCCTGTTGAGCACTACCTGCAGAGCCTAAATAATCCGATTCTTTACCTGCTAGATCTGACATGCCTGTTGTAGAGGACAAAAGGTTACCTGCACCTTGTGCCCTGGAGGCACGATCTGCTGCTTGAGCATCGTAATCAATTTGAGCAAGGGATCCTGCTAAATTAGCATCTCTTTCTTGACCTAACAAAGCAGCGCGAGCACCACCTACTTGCCCGGAAGAAGCTAGTTGAGCCCCTGTACCTGCAAAAGCACCTTGAGCATCACGTATAGCCTTAGTTCTTAAGGCTTCGGTACTAGCTGGACTGAAGGCTCCTTGACCTAATGCTTGATCTTGCATTACGCTTTGACTTGTACCTCCAAGGTTATACTGATCTCCTGCCTTCTTGGATGCACCTTCAAGAGAACTGATAGCCCCTAACTGATTTTCATTCATTCCTTCTACATTACTAAGGCCACCTGACTCGTAAGCTTCAGTTGCTGCTCCAGCGGCCTTTTCTATAAAAGGTCTGTACCAGTCTGGAATAGTTTCTACTGTTTGTGGTGTATTACCGCCGCCACCTTTAAATGTCATAAGTCCAGAGGATCTAGGGTGTAGGTGACGCATAGGCGAGAAAGGGTTATATAAACTATTACTCATTTTTTAACTCCATTGAGTGTACCACGTACACCTCTTTGTATTTTTCGTTTTGAGCTCCTTCTAATTTGTTAAGAACTCTAGACCAGCCTTTTCTACCATACATTTCAATGCGTCTGCATCCTATACTTCTAGCATAATCTTCTATAGTATGATGGGCCTCTTTATAGGTGTCCCATCTGCCACCATTAATTCCTGTCGTAGTTATAAGATGAAGAGATTTGTGGGTAGCATAAGTATTAATTTTAGTTATACTTATATTTACAATTTTCTCTTCATCCTGAACTGCCCAGCACTGATAGTGTTCTGGGTCTTGTAACCATGTAAGGTAATCGTAAGTAGTAGACTCACCGACACTACTTTTAAGTGCGCTAGCTATAGCAGATTCTATTGTCCGCCAATGTTCTACAACTTGTTTAGGTGTCAGTAAAATTACTTGCATTGTTAACCTTTCACTTAGATTTATGGGTTGTTTTCTAGAACTTCAACCCTATTGATTAATTCTTGTACTGTAGTATTTAATTCTTGTAATGTAGTATTTAGAGATTGAATCTTTGTGTCCTGTACTTTTAAAGCCTCTATAAGTAGAGCAACTAGAGGGCCATACCTCACTCTTTTACTGATTTGGGTAGAGCTAATGAGTTCTGGGAATATTAGTTCCAAGTCTTCAACAAGTAAACCTATATCTTTTTTCTTATCACCTGTCCGGTAGTTGTAAGTATACCCAGTTAAAGCTTTAACCTTATCTATAGGATCGGTGATTTCTTGAAGATTTTCTTTCTTATCACGCTCTGATGTAACAGTGTCAATAATATCACGTACATCATGCCCTTCATACAAGTTAAAGAATTCAGCCGCACAGACAGCACCTTGACCACCTGCAGTACCATTGATCTGTGGTACACCTGATACAGAAATAGTACCCCCTGCACCCGCAGCACCAACAGATGTGGCTGTTAAAACACCATCTGTAGTTGCATCCCTTAGGTCAAGTATGACTGTTATGGATTGTCCTGCAATACCACCTGGTGTATATAATGTTGGACCCTTTTGCGCTGAAGTTTTATCGCCGGTCTGAGAACCACCGCCACCACCAGAGCCGTAGCTTGGCGGAACTGTAGGTGAAGTTGGGGCGGTCATTGAAGAGATGAGTGGTGCGTTGTCATCTCCAGCGCGAGTTAACGCACCTATGCCACCGTTTCCACCAGCACCAAAAGGACCTGCTCCTCCTGGAAGACCCCCAAGAAGTCTAGCACCATTCCCAGAAACATAACCCCCTCCAGAAATCTGCGCTGGGGCTGCACCACCAGTAGCGGTCCAAGTTCTTGTACCAGAGTATCCCGAAGCACCTGTTAGAGTAGCGGTGGTAGAACCTCCCGCACTCCCTGCAGTTCCATAAGTAAAACTTCCGTAATAGTAACCACCAGCAGACCCACCACTTCCTGCTCCAACAACAACAACTTCCCAAATAAAACCCTTTGTTAAGGTAACTGTATCATTAGAAGCATCCAGTGTTGTGACAATATTTGTATCAGTTGGATCCATGGCTACACGATTATACGTAATAGGCTCAAATATTTTCAAACCTTCTACATCACTATGGATTATTGCCTGCAGTGTTGAATCTTGCAGAGCACCAGAAGGCCCTGTTGTAGAACTGTCTACAAGAGATGTCATTGAAAGTTGAAAACCATCTGCGGATGTACCATTAGTAGATGTACGTCCAATAAAAAAGCCATTGTCAGTAAAATCACTATCGCTTGTTCGACCAGCAAGGAACGCACTTTCAGCACCACTTAAAGACAAGTACTCATCGATGTTTAGCTTATTGGTTGTGATAGTTCCTGTAGCAATATTACCACCATCTATAGATGTAAGAGTACTACCGTCTACTGCAAAAGCAGAATCTACTTCGCTAAAAGTAACTAATCCAGAAAAGGATATACCTTTTGTGGGAGTAGAGCCTGTAGCAGCAGTGCTACCAAAAGGGGCAGTTGTGGCTATGAATACTAAAGTTGATTCGTATACTACATAATCGCTTGTTGCTACCTGAGTTGGCGGGGTTCTAGACCATCCAGTAGTTATACTATTGAGTGCGCCAGTAGACCAGGTTATAGTTGCGCCGGGTGCATTAGGGACGGGATCAGTATCTAGCACTGATTTATAAAGTTTTAACTCTGCAAATCGAGGAGCATCACTACCGGGAGTACCATTACTACCTGAAGATGCAGCAGGGTTTGAAACCCAAGAGCCATTATTAGCCCAGCTACCTGTACCTTCTGTTTGAACCAATAAAGCAGAGGCTACGTAAATTGATTGTCCTGCTGAAGGGACAGTAGCATTTGCTGTCCAAGATCCTGTATTTACCGCAATACCTGTTGTGGTATTAAAACCTGCAGTAGAAGCAGGAACAGCTGGGGACGAAGTTCCATTTTGGAATAAGTAAATAGTTTTATAAATATCAGCATCAGTCCCATCGGCTCCTTTAATTAGAGACCAAGTATAATCACTAGGAGTAGTACTTTCTGTAGGGGTAGTCTTGTTAAACGCAAAGCCAATATAACTTTTCCCTACTGATGAATCACTAAGGCCGGAAGTACCTGTAGAATTATCAGCATATTTAACCCAAGTGTAAGTTGTAACACCATCTGTAGCTATTAACAAATTAAACACAGTACTGGCGGTAGGAGGAGTTGGTGCTAAGTCTGCTCTGTGTAACACATCATAGAAGTAAGTCCTACTGCCCTGAGTAGTACTAATACTGCCGCCAGTACTTAAAGTAGAGTAATAACGAGTAAAAGTCTGACCATCTTCTACGTCAGCTATTGCAATATAACCCGTAATTGTTGGCATAAGTTATCTCCTTAAAATGAAATTTCGCAGGTTACTTGTCGAGAGGACCCGTCGGGTACATCTCCTGCCGACACTTTAACACTAGCGCTTGTAGTTCCCTGCCCCGAACCTTGAGTAGCAGACGGAGTAAAAGTAGCACCATTTAGCTTCCATAAGTAAGTTATTCCTGAAGTGATTTCTGTACCACCTCGATATAGTCTTGCAGTAAGGTTAGCAGTACCTGAGTTATTTTTAAATACAGTAGCGTTTGTTGTTTCAATAACAACTTGATATCCACCTTCTGCGTCTCTTAATTTAACGATAGACACTTGATCTATACGATTAGTATCTCTAGTTACCCTGTAAGTAACTACATTATCTGTACCTGCAACCGATTGATACTCAGCTGGAGTAATCGTTAAACTTTGATTATTAGTACCACTTACAGTGCCTTGCCCTGAACCGATAGCTACAAAAGAACCCGAGTATCCCGCCCGGTAAGACCATGATCCCCCGGCATCTCCGGTATCAAAGTTTTGATAATCAGCTTCAATAACAATATCTGTTTCACCAGTTTTAGGATTAGTTGCGCCAAATTCATAAAGCATAGTTTGTCTGCTTGGTGTAATACGTACAACTTTAGCAGAACCGCCTCGGGCCTTAGCTAGACTAATAATTCTATTATAAGGAATAAGAGTTCCTGATATATTTACAATAACAGGAACTACAATAAGAGCTGAGTCTGGATTTGACTCTCCTGCATCAGCAAAGCCAGCACTTCCTGCTGTATCTGATACTGTTAATCTAGCTTGGCTGTTGACGGAAGCAACAGAGGTAGTAAGACCTGCTACAGTTGTAATTGAACCTATAGCATACTCGTCGGTACCAGGAGAAGTTCCTGTTACATAAGTATGTTGGGTAGTACCTGCATAAACAGCTACATCTGAGGAAAAACCAGATAAGCTTGGGACTCCACCGTCAGGGTCTGCAGTAAATGTGTGTGATTCGTTAGTGAAGACGATAGTTGCGCCTGTAACACCATCAACGAGATCCGCAATGGTAATATTACCTGTAATTGTAGGCATTATGTTCTCCTATGTATATGTTAATTCGCAAGTAAAGGCATCTTCACCTTGGTCTGCAATATCTGTTGCGTCAATAAGTAAAGCACGAGAGGTCGGGCCAGTGTCCGTTCTTTGTACTGTACTTGAGGTGAAGTTGGCACTACCGTTTTTACGCCATACGTAGGTGTACTCTAAATGGGAATCATAATTTCTTGCTAAGTTATCGATATATAAAGTAGCAACCAAGGCCTTTACACTGCCTGAGTTATTCCTGAAGTTATTTGCGGTACTAGGCCAACCAGAGGGGTCTGTTCCTACCGCTCCTGGTGTAACACAGTTTATTCCAATCGTGTGAGTCTCACTTACTTTAGACTTTTCCCACAGTGTACCTGTAAATATCCAAATACTGTCGGTATCATGAGAATATATAATATCTCCTAAAGATCCAGTTTCATTAGGTGCAGGATCTAAGTCTCTTACATATAAAGATGTGTTACCTCCTAGCTGAGATATAATACTGTTAAGAGCATCTCGGGTAGCTTTATCTCTAATGCTACTGGGGATAAATATATTAGCCATTAACGTTTACCTCCAGTAGAGACCTCTACATCAAACCCAGTTATCTTAGGGTTGATAGTGCTGTTCATTGAAAGCTCAATATCGTAGTACCTACCATTTAGTCGGTAGTCTTCTTTATGTTTAGTGCTGGGATTAAATGTTCTAGAAGAACTATCTGAGCTAGAAACTGCTATTTGATCACTGTCTTTTACTACCGAGTTTGCCATAACAGAGTTTTTAGATACTACTGCGCACCTAAAACTCGCCTCTCCTTTAGGGTATACTGAAGATATCTTTTTAGTTACTGTTTCATCACCCAAGTTGTTATCTAAAAATTGTACCCAACCTGAGCTTACATAAGTACCGCCTGCCCGTTCATCTCCTAGCTGAAATATCCCTGCTTTACCCCAAGCAAAAATAAGGACCTTACCATTAAGTTCACTTTCAGTTATATTTCTAACTCCGTCAGTGCCTACTGTAGGTAAATCTCTTTTGTACCAGGTATTGTTTTTATAATTGTAACAAAAGGCTTTGTCACAGCCAGTAGTATTTCCAGTACGATTAATTGAACTATAACACACCCATACCTCTTTGTCTGATGCATGATGAAAAACAAAGGCTCTATCTCTTGCAGCAGGGTCTACGTCTGTGTATAAAGACCCTTCAATACGGCCCCTAGAAATATTTTCTTTATTAGGCCCACCATCATGTAAGTATATTCCGTAGTTACCCACTACAAAGTGTCTACCATTACCAATGTCTGCAAAGCAACCTGGACTATATAATCCATCATCATCAAAAAGAAGCCTACCAACTAAATAGAGAGGGTTTCCTGAGTCTTGATACTGTAAAACAGCATCCTCTTTATATACAATTAAATACTCACCTAGTTCAGCGGCATCAAGTATTTCTCCAACTGACTCAGTAACAATATCATCTCCTGCAGAGTTTGTTGATCTTGCCACAAAATCAATTCCACTTAGAGTACCTAGAGCGGTGATTGGTGTGGACCAGATTAAAGAAACATTACCTAAATTTTCTGAACCGGTATAAGAACCGTCACCATTTAATGCAATAATACGATTGTTATAAGTTAATAACCTTTGAGCAGTAGTGCCTGCAATCCATCCAGTTAAGGGGAAGGCTGCATAATTATTTAACTGCCCAGTAAGGCTTGCATCATTGTCAATATCTATTTGAGTTATTCTACGTAACTCTCGAGGGGCAGAAGCCCCGTCATTTGCTATAACAATATCATTAAACGAAAAAAGGTCAATATTAAACCTGGCGTTATCGTCTAAAGGAGTGACTGCAGTAGACCCTGTTATGGATGTAGATCCTGAGTCAGTTATATCTTCTACTATCTGGAAAGTTAAGTTCAACCCATCAGAGTCTGTTTCATAGAGATAAACAAAGTTAAGTGTATCTTCTCCCGTAGGAGTCCACTGAGTCATAGCGTAAATGTTTCTAGGGTTGGCACCAGTATTAACTGCGTACCCACCTCCAATATTATTAGCATTATCTGTTCTGGTCATATCGAAAACACCTTGAAGGGAGCCATCGAAAGGCCGCATATTAAGCCCTCTAGCGAAGGTAGTAAGGCTTTGCTTTTGAGCGGGGGTATCTGAGTTTAAGCCCCCAATACCTACCTCCCCTAATTCTATTCTGGGCATATTATTCTTCCTCCAAGTTAATTCCTAATTGTTTATACTTTCTTCGAGCACACCTTAATCGAAATGCTCGAAGCCTTGCATTAACTCTTCTTTTTCTTTTCCAAGGTCTAGCAACCTCTTGGCTATCAGATCTCGCAACCACCTGCTGTGCAAGCGAGGGTCTGCGCACCTTCTGTATTGTCTTCCTGCTCATATATTGAGAGTTCATTCCAGTTGATTGACGATGGAAATTCTGAGAGTGCTGCATTATATTCCTTTTCAGAAACAGGCTGATAAGGTGCTTGCTCATACGAATGCTCGGAGTAAGGCAAGAACGATACACCTGTAAGGTGATCGAAATTATCATATACCCAGGCTCCCACTTCTAACCACTCATCTTCTTTCACATACACAGTAATAGATACAGAGTGTTCTGCCCAGTTCTGTTTTAATTTCAACCATAATTTCAATTGCTCAATAGCACTAAGATCATCTGCCATAATAGAGCCTTGTGGGCTTGCAATGGGGAAAGAGAATACAGTAGTACTATCTGGTTTCATAAAACAAGGTTCACTAGGAACCCCCGAAGTTTTCATAAAGTCAGTAAGAGGATCTTTATTATCTCCACGTACTGTTCTAATGTAGTGTTTAGCAAAGCGACCATGAATACCAGAAGAACTGTTAACCAGTTGACTTACAGTACCCGAAGGTTTAATTGTAGTAATAGCTGTTGAGGCAGGAATGTTAAGCTTGTGTGCCCACTCTTCGTTAATCTCTACAGCGTAATCACGTAGTTCTTTAATTTGATCTTCAGTAGCATTAATAATAGCAGGACAATCACATACCCCAGTAAGGGATACCCCTAACAAACGTTCTTCTTCTGTATTTATTTTCCAAATACTACGAAGGTAAGGGAAGTTAGTTAAGGTAGATTGAAGTGTGCCAAGGATAGTTGCCACTCGAATTTTATTTTTAATTGTATCAAGAGTATCTTCTGATCGAAGTACTACCTCTGTTAGGTTACAGAACTGATTTGATCTGAGAGCAATCTCTGCACACGGGTTGGTCCCATGAATTTTATCAGAGTCTCTACGATCAGGAGCACTCTTTTGTGCACCATACCTACTGTAGATACCTCGTTCACCTGACTTAGATTCAATAAGCGCTGTCCACTCTTTAATGAATGTAAGTGAATCAGGTTTCTGTAGGTATACAGCAGAGTTATTAGCAAGAGCACGATGAGAACTTCCTTCCCACCATTGCCCTGACTTAGCGTTCTGCATCGAGTGGTCACCAAGATCACTTAAAGATATCATAGCAGATCTACGTACACCACCTACCACTACAATCTCACCAATCTTACACATAAGATCGTGACACTCCAGTGGAGTTAGTTTGCGTCCTGCTGCCTTCTTGAATAAATTCGTAGTAAACTCAAGTAGTTCTTTAAGTGGCTCGGGACCACTCGCACGTCCTCCCATTGTTTTTAGCTTAGCACCTGCTGGTCTAACTTTAGAGTAATCAAAAGAATGTACTCTTCCCAGATAGAGGTCAGCAATATGTTTACGAAGTGCTTTAGACCACCCTTCTTTAGAGTCCTCAATAGAGATTACTCGGCCAGAAAGTTCAAAGTGATCATTAACAATGGGTAGCTTATTAACATCAATAGCTTCCACAGAAAAGCCAACACCCGTACCACACATAAGGATATACATAGCCTCATCAAATGCACGGGAAGTATCCACCTTAAGGTAGGAACAGTTATAACCTGTAATATTATTACGTTCAAGAGCAGGGCCACTAGCCCACATAGCTCTCATGGATGGCATGGTACCGAGAGAAGAAATAGAAGAAGTTAACTCCTTGTATAGCTTATCACTTATCATACCCTTCCAAGTAGACATATAACGATTAACTGTTTCATCCCAGGTTTCTCTACGTTGTTCTGTTTCTAACCAACGAGAGTAACGAGAAAGGTGAATAAATGTTTGGTAGTCTGTGGTCATCTGTGTTTCTCCTTAGATAACTAAGTTATACCTGTGTTTCCTTAAGTATAACTTATATAATATATAATAGTAGGGAAGGAGGGTTTCTCCTTTTAATAGGGGACTATGCCGCCTCTTCTGCTTCAGGAACCTCTAAATCTTCCTCCAACATTTTAGCAAAGGTATCTCGACCAACTTGTAATTGATCTAAGTTAAATCTAGTAGAACCGATCTTACGATCTAAGTCAGATAGGTGGCTAATTAGCATCTTTTGCTTATCAGTAAGTTGGTCTGCAGTGTATTCTTTGTCGTTAATAGTAATGGATTGTGTTTGTTTCTTTTCCATTTTATTCTCCTTTAAGTTATTAGT